GATGATGGACGTTTCTATGTTTATTGTAAGAAAGGAGGTAGTAATGGGAAAGAAACAGAATCCTGAATTAAGACGAGACTTATATCGGGATGGAAGCGATGATGTTTACGTGCTCGAATGTTTACCCGACATACCTTCCCCTGCGAAGGTGCCGAAAGTCACAAGACCGAGTGAATACGGTCAGATGTTGTTGAATAAAAGAAAGAGAGGCAAGCGATGATAGTTCAGACGCAGCATTGGAATGACAAGGATATTGTCATTGCTATGGAAAAGGATGGTTTTGCCGCAGGTCAGATGATGCTCTACAAGGAAGAGCAGAACTTCGGTGGAACGGCATGGATATGGGACTTGTGGACTGACCCCGTAGACCGAAAGCAAGGCATGGCGAGCATGATTCTCCACAACTTGGAGGCTATCGCCAAACGTGAGGGTCACAAGTCCGTGTTCCTCGAATGGGAATTGAAGAACTCTCCCCGCTGGGTGCTGGAATGGTACGAGCGGAGAGGGTACGAAGTGAAGGAGTTCGATGGAAGAGACAGTTATTGTTTATTGGAAAAGAAACTTTAAGACCATGATTAAGATTTCGATGCAGGCGGAAAGCAATACAGCGTCATTGCACTGCGAGTATAAAGGAAAGGAATACGATTCCAAGTTAAAGAGAGAAGGCTTTGCCGTTGATTTAGAATCGAATATTGGCGAAGCCCCCACGGAAATCCAAGATTATTTGGATGACTTGGAAATGACAATTACCGACATAATGGATGTATTAAGAGAAAAGGAGATATATGGAACCGATTAAATTCAAAGAGCAGAATGTTACCTATGCGGAAAATCAGAAGGAGTACCTTCCCCTTCCCGCATATCGTGACGAGAGTGGACGGGTTGTCACTTGCTGGAAACTCAGTCCCGAAGAGTTGGAAGAAATCAGCAAGACGGGTGTTATTTGGCTTGATATGCTGACGTTTAATCAGCCGTTGCAGCCAGTGATGTTGCACGCTGAATCACCGTTTAACGGTAATGAGGAAGGAGGCGAGGAATGAAATGGCTTGATGATACGGTGAAATGGTTTGCAAAAGTACTTGTTGGCTACATGATACTGATGTGTCTGACCAAGCTTGTGGGAGTGATTACGCAGTCTGACTATATCCTGCGCACATTGACGCCTCGTGCGATTGAAGTATGCTTTTATGCGGCTCTGATTTTTAATGTTTTATTCTTTATACGTTTGTTGTATGGGAAAAGAAAATGATTTTGACGGCGTAACGATGTATCTGAACGGCAGGCCGGTAGGATTCGGAAAGCTGGTAGTACCAAGTTACGAGTGTAAAGTTACCGGAGAGGCCGGGGTAAAAGCGCCTGACGGATTCTCTGTAAGTGGCAGTTTTGAAATCAAACGACCGGTTGACGAAGAACGTGAGTATAAAGAGAAGAACCGCCAGCGTGTGATTCGACAGATATTTTACCATTATCGCAAGTCACGTAAGGCGAAGTCCGATTCATTCCGCGCACATCATCTAAGGAGACTTCAGGAGCTTTTTTCGCTCTTGCACTTGTGTAGTTTTAATCCTGCCAAATGGGGATGGCCGCAGGATGAAGTGTTACTTATATAAAAGAAAGGAGTTTGTATGCGAATAGGTTTAGTTGATGTAGACGGAAAGAATTTCCCGAACTTCGCTATAATGAAAATCTCATCGTACCACAAATCTGTGGGAGATAGCGTTGAGTGGGCCAGTCCAATGTTCGGCGATTACGATAGGGTATATATGAGTAAAATCTTCACCTTTACCCCCCCATATCGGCAATCGTTTGATTGTGAGGTCATTAAAGGAGGTACTGGATACGATTTGCATAAAAAGTTACCTGAAGAGATTGACGCCATGCTACCTGATTATTCCATCTATCCACAAGTTGACGACCGCACGGCATACGGATTCATCACTCGTGGATGTCCGAATAAATGCAAATGGTGTGTAGTGCCAATCAAGGAGGGAAGTGTAACTCCATATCGTGATGTGGACGAGATAGCAGAAGAAGGCCGTAGGAACAAGTTGATTCTGATGGATAATAATATCCTTGCATCGGATTACGGATTGAGTCAGATTGAAAAGATTGTCATACGTAAGTATCGCGTAGACTTCAATCAAGCATTGGATGCAAGGCTTGTAACCGATGAGATAGCGCAGTTGTTGGCGAAGGTCCATTGGCTTAACTTTATCCGTTTTGGATGTGATACTCCAAGGCAGATTAATGAATGTGAACGCGCCATGAAGATGATAGACAGCTATCGCGGACGTCCTGCCTCCTATCTGATGTACACGATGATAGGACACGACATGCAGGAGGCCTACGAGCGATTGAGCTACTTCCGCGGTTTCCGCAGAGTGCGCGTGGTGGCACAGCCATTCCGTGACTTCGACAACCCTGAGCAGGTTATTCCTCAATGGCAGAATGATATGGCTCGCTGGGCCATGCGCCGGGAGTTTTGGGCCACATGCGATTTCAAGGACTTCTCTCCGCGAAAAGGATTCACGTGCCGAGAGTATTTTAAATGATTATTTATTATCTTTGCATAACCAAAAAAAATAATTCTATGAACGAAGATAACTTTGACAACATGAGCGCAAATCAGGAAACTGTCTTCTTCCTGATGGCGTTGCTGTTCTGTCCGGTGATGATTGCTTGCAGCATGGCAGACACCCTGTGGAACATGTTCACAATAGAAGACTTGAAAGACAAGGACCTGCGCTACCGACTCTCCGAGAAGGTCATCAACGCGCTGGCGTCCGTAACTAAAAGATTTGTAAAATGAGCAAAGCGACAGAAACACAGGTGGGCGGGTCACATTACGACCTGCCCATCCAGCCCATCGAGTTCATTCATAAGAACCATCTCGACTTCATTCAGGGCAATATCGTGAAGTACATCGTCCGGTTCCGTAAGAAGAACAAGGACGAGGATTTGAAGAAAATCATCCATTATGCCAAGCTCCTTTTGGAGTTGGAGTACGGCTATACGGCAGAGCAGCTTGATAAGTTGTAATGCGTTAAATTTACGAAAATAATTTGCGTATTCGATTATAACGCATAACTTTGTGCGCTCTAATGAATGGAAGACCAATATGAATAATTTTATCAACGAATCGGAAATACGCCGTTTTTGGGACGTGGAGAAGCGGAACGGCATCCTCACGGAGATAAGGCTTATCGCCCCGGACGGGAAGATTGCGAGCGGATACTTCAGGAATATAGAGAACCTGTTGGAAGGGCTTCGCAGTTTCCCCGGCTACGGAGTGTACTACACCATCAACCGTATCAAGGACGACTGTTACGGCAGAATCCAGTGTGAGAAGTTTGTCATCAGGCCGAAGCAGACCACGACCGACAACGACATCTTGGGCCGCGATATGGTCGTGATGGATATAGACCCAGTGCGGTCCGCCGGTGTGAACGCAAGCGAAGAGGAACTGAACTACGCCAAGGCGAAGGCCAATGAGATATACAAGTTTCTCCGTGATGCCGGATTCTATCCTCCTATCGTGAACATATCGGCAAACGGTGTGCATTTGAAACTCCGTTGCTCGATGAAGAACACCGATGAGAATACTTTGGTAGTGAAGAATTTCCTGTCCGCTATGGATATGATGTTCTCCGACGAGAAGGTGTCCGTCGATATTTCTTTGAGCAATGCGGCCCGTATATTGAAGGTGTGCGGCACTCCGAGCCTTAAAGGCAACGACAATCCCGCAAGCGACAGGCCGCGCCGTATGGCGTACTACGTCAAGATACCCGACGACTGGATTGAAAATGTCAACACCAACGAATATTTCCAAAAGGTGGCTGCCATGCTGCCCGAGAAGGAACAGCCCACATACAGCAACAACTACAGCACCGGCAACTTCGACATCGAGGCCTTCATTCAAAAGCACGGTATCAAGGTAGCCCGTAAGGTGGTAACGGAGCGTATGACGAAGTGGGTGCTTGAAGAGTGCCCGTTCGACGCCAACCACAAGGCGCCCGATAGCGCCATCTTCCGTATGGCTGACGGGTCTTTGGGATTCTGCTGCCTGCACAACTCTCACAAGCATCTTACGTTCAAGGATCTTAGAATCAAGTTCGAGCCGGACGCCTACACCAAGAAGGACTATGCCGAATCCCTACAGCGACAGAACTACTACCGACCGTATGGCCGCCAGCCGTTCCAGCCAAAGAAGGAAAACGATGATAACGGCAAGAAGTGGAAGACCGCTCTCGACATCCAGCGTGTGGATGTGTCACAGATTCCTGTGGTGAACACCGGTTTCTTGGAAATAGACAAGTACACGTGGGGCATGTTCATGGGTGATGTGACCATCCTCTCCGGCACCAGCGGCTCAGGCAAGTCATCGTATGTGAACTGCCTTATCGCCAACCTCGTGGAGCGTAATGTCAAGGTGGGGCTTGTATCCTGCGAGCTTCAGGACTTCCGTGTGATGAGCTGGCTCTATCAGACCGCCGCCGGCAAGACCTACGTCAAGAAGAAGGAAGGTTATGAGAACTGGTATTACGCGCCGAAGGACATCTGCGACAAGATAGACGTGTGGCTGGCCGACAGGCTGTTCATCTACAACAACAACTACGGCACCAACTTCTTTCAGATATTCAGTGACGTGAACGAGCTGGTGGATAACAACGGGGTGAACGTGGTCATCATCGACAACCTCGCCACGCTGGACTTGAGTGAGTACGAAGGTTCGGATTTGGAGAAGCAGACCCGTTTTATAAGCGACATGAAGGAGTATGCCAAACGTCGTAACATCCACGTCATCATCGTCGCCCATCCAAAGAAACTGGGTCAGGAACTCAACCGCAAGGAATCAGTGTCAGGCTCGAACAACCTGACCAACCTTGCCGATGTCGTGCTCATCGTGAACCGTAAGAGCCTCGACTACCAAAAGCGCCTGATTGACTTCATGGGAGCCGAGAAGGCCAATGAGTACGACCAGTTCGATACGGTCATAGAGATAGCCAAGTCGCGCATGTCCGGTCAGATAGACAAGTTCTGTGGCCTGTTCTTTGAAATGGAGTCAAGGCGCCTGAAGAACTACAAGGCCGAGCATATCGTGTACGGGTGGAACGCAGACCCCGTACAGCAGCGAATGAAACTTGCCGCGCAGGCCGAGGCCGAAGAGAACGGAGAAAATGTTCAGGAGGATGATTACTATGCCAACGATGACGCCCTCCCGTTCGTTCCCGAGGACCCGAATGAAGGAGGTGCGTGTCCGTTCTAAATATGTTTTATAACATATAAAATAATTTGGCAATCTCGAAATTTTTTTGTATATTTGCAACAGTTTAATAAACGGAATCCGTGACTTCCGGCACCTACTAACAAGACCTCGTTTGGGATGCGTCACGGCTCCCATTCGGGGCTTTTTAATATTATGGCAGTGACAAACACACCGCAGGCACAGAGCCAGTCGCAGGCAGGCATCGCAGTCCTGAACCAGCGCCTGAACTCAGATGCCATTCAGAAGAAGTTCGCCGACATGCTCGGTAAGAAGAGCGTCGGCTTCCTGACCTCGGTATCCAATGTCGTCACCAACAATGACCTGTTGAAAAAGGCGGATACCAACTCTATTATCCTTGCCGCCGCACAGGCTGCGGCTCTTGACCTCCCAATCAATCCGAACCTCGGATACGCGGCCATCGTTCCGTTCAACGATGTGAAGAACAAACGCTGCATGGCACAGTTCCAGCTGATGCGTGACGGATTCGTGGAGCTTGCTTTGCGCACCGGTCAGGTGGTGGCCCTCGTGAACGAGGTTGTCTACGAAGGAGAGTTGGTGAAGTGCAACCGCTTCCGTGACGAGTATGAGTTTGACGAATCAAAACGTGTATCCGACAAGGTTATCGGTTACATGGCCTATGCGAAGCTTTCCAACGGCTTTGAGAAGACCATCTACTGGGATGTAAACCGCTGTAAGGAGCACGCTTTGAAGTACTCACAGACCTTCAAAAAGGGCTATGGGCTTTGGAAAGAGTCGTTTGATAGTATGGCTCTCAAGACTACATTAAAGCATCTTATCAAAAAATACTTACCAAAATCCATCGAAATGATGCGTGCGGTAGAGTATGACGGTGCGGCTATGGAGGGCACCATCGAGAATCCCATCATCAAGCACTCGGACGAGAATCCGTCTGTGGAGAACGCCAATTACGAAGAGGTGAAGGACATTGACCCGGATGCCACTCCGGAGGAAGAAACTCCAAAAGCCCCGTCCGAAGAGAAGGTACAGGGTGAAGAAAGACCGGCAGACCCGATTCCTCCCAAGGCTAACGAAGAAGAGGACTTTTAGTTTGATTTGAGATATGACAGGTGATGAACTCAAGAAGTTGAAGACATTCCGTGTGATGGAGCGCTTTGGAATACACCCCGATACGATGGTTGAGGCCGTGGCTTCCAAAGGCTCCGTTCCGGAAGCCGTCTACGCTCTTGTAGGGCTGTTCGACGGAGTGGAAGGCATGATACTGCAACGCCAGTGCCACATGATGATGGGCGGCGCGTATGAGGGTCTTATCGACGAGTTGATGGCCATTAAAATCGAAAAGCATTACAGATGAAGAATGTTAATTTTGAAATCAATGTCAGCACGATTGTGCTCGTTCTTGCAATCGAGAGGATTATGGGTGTCATCAGCCTCTCGTGGTGGATTATATTTTCGCCGTTCATTTTGGTCGCTGGCCTGCTCGGGCTGCTGCTCTTATGCGGGCTTGTGGCCATCATCGTATCGGAGGTCAGAGGTGAAGTGAACCGTCCCTGCTATTATGTATTGAAGACCATTCGCGACCTGTGTAACGTAATGGATAAAACGAAGAAGGATGAACAGACCGACACTAAGTAACTTCCGGGATTTGTCAAAGGTTGACAACAAGCAGTTGAGAAATATCTACGAGACTGCCTGTTGCGAGTACATCAAGCGGCTTTGCAAGATGTACGACTGGGACTATCCGCGCGGATGGTGGGTGTCTGACCAGCCGGGAGGCGTGTTCTGTACCGATGATATAGAATATTCTCTCGGAATGGATGACATCAAGCTTCTTGTCGATGCGGAGGTCCCGTTCAGTGTCTTTGAGCAGTGGTGGGATTATAATTCGAGTGAATACATTAAAGACAGTGGCTCTCCCAATATCATCAACCTGCATAGCTGGCTGAATGGGATGAGGCCCAGACAGTGATTAATTAACGCCAAGGAAATGACTCTTACACTTCAGGACTTGAAAGAGCGCCAGTCGTGGACGCTTGAACAGAAGATAGACCATTCCCTCGCCGTGATAGACGAGTTCGTCCGTGATAGGGGGGGGTAAATAATGTTTACGTTTCGTTTAGCGGAGGAAAGGATTCCACCGTGTTGTTGCATCTTGTCAGACGGCTTTATCCGGACGTGAAGGCGGTGTTTGTGAACACCACAATGGAATATCCGAGCATTTGCCGTTTCGTGCGTCAGATGCGCGACGATGGTGCCGACATCGACATCATCATGCCGAAGATGAAGCCAAAGAGGATATGGCAGAAATGGGGATTCCCTCTTATATCGAAGGAAACGGCCAACAAGATTTACCGCATAAGGTACAATCCCGACAGTGCCGCCGCAGAGAAATGGATGAGGAATACAGGACTGTACAAACTTCCGCTGAAATGGCGATGGTTGCTTGATGAGAAGTTCTGCTGTGCTGACAACTGTTGCAGGAAGCTCAAAAAAGAGCCTGCGGAGCGATATGAGCGCAAAACTGGCCGTTACCCTATACTCGGTATCCTCGCGTCTGAAAGTCGCCTTAGAACGCACGAATGGATGCGTCACGGAGGTTGTAACGTACTGGATGGCGTCCGCAAGAAGTCCAAGCCGCTCTCCATTTGGACCGACAAGGATATTTGGGATTATATCCACAAGTACAATCTGAAGTACGCCGACATCTACGACAAAGGGATAGGGCAGACCGGATGTGCCTGCTGTGGATTTTCCATCAGTTATGAGGATACGTGCAAGTTTGAGGTGTTGTACGAGCTTTATCCGAAGCTGTACAGACATGTACTTGGTTTTACTAACAACGGTGTCACGTTCAGGGAGGCATTGCGTAAGGTGCTTGACAAGCTCGGACGCAAGTTGCCTGACGAGCGCGACCCGAAAATATTTGATTAGGAAGGGTTATGAAAAATGAATATTTTATGATACAGACTCCGACGTTCGGATTCGACCGTCCGCACATCGTCGATGATGAAGAGTTCTTTAGGAAATGTTGCAGGCGCATTGGAATCGTCGGTTTTTTTACAGATGACCGAATGATATTTCCGTCATGTCAGTGGCTGTACATTCCTAAAGGAGAAAAGCTTTTAAATTACGCGCATCGGGATGAGGTATTCCTGATGTTCGAGAACCACAGGACGCCCATTGACGGCAAACTGGTGTACGAATACGTTCAGAATTACATCATTGATACGCTGATTAAGCCGGCGGTCAAAAATCGTTTAAGATGGAAACTCGATTTGGGCGGCGTTAAGTTTTTCGAGCGTCAGATAAGGTATGTGGTGCGCGACGCTTTTCACAGCGCAATGAGAGACCATATTTTCTACGACCACGATAAATGGAGGGCGCAACATGGAAAATAATGCCGTTATGTATTTATTGTCTGTCGCACTGACAATATTCAATCTAATATATATGAGGTTCCATTATTACCGCAGCATCCACTATAATGCTTGGAGAAGGGTTCGTTATCCGTTGTGGCAATGGTTTCTTATCGCTGTTATAGGGTTTATCCCGTTCTTTGGCATTGTTGTAGAAACAATGTTCTTTTTCTCCCTTGTCATCAATATGGGACTCGATAGCAGTTATAGCTGGGACCCGTATCATAAGACGCTTCTCGGGAAAGTAATAAAGGCTTTAAAGAAGGAATACTGATATGAATATCCGAGTGTTTGAAGCTTTCGCCGGCTACGGTAGTACGGCCATAGCGTTGAAAAAGTTATCCAAGGATTACCCCCCCCCCTAAATCTTACATTTATAGGGATTTCCGAGATAGACAAGAACGCCGCCAAAGCCTACAAGGCATTGCATGGTGACGTTCGGAACTACGGCGATATATGTAAGATTAAGTGGAGCAAGGTTCCTGACTTCGACCTGTTCACCTATTCATTCCCATGTACCTCTATATCCAGCATCGGACTTCGTGAGGGCATGACAGAGGGTAGTGGAACGCCGAGTTCGCTTATGTGGGAATGTGAACGGGCTATCGAGCTGAAATGGCCGAGATACCTCCTTATGGAGAACGTCAGGGCATTGGTGAACAAGAAGAATATGCCGCAATTCAAGCGATGGATGGGCAGGCTGGCTTCACTCGGTTATAGGAGCGAGTGGAAACTGGTCAATTCCTCCGACTACGGAGTGCCACAGAACAGACCGAGAGTGATTATGGTGAGTATCCTTCAGAATGGCAAGCGGGAATCATTCTCCTTTCCCGAAGGATTCAAGCTGACGAGAACAATTAACGACATCATCGAACGCGGTGTGGATGCCAAGTACTATCTAAAACAGGTTAAAGTCGATGGCGGAGTCAAGTTCCCGTTAAGCCGTAGGCTGACCGAGATGTGTGAGTGCGGTAAGGTGGATACCGGAAAGAATCTTTGGATTGACGCCTACAACCGCACGACGAACGATAAGGTATCCGGTACGGTGCTTACGAGAGTGTCGGCCAGCAATCATTACTTCATCAGTGAGAAAACGGATAGGAATGGTGGATATCGTATCCGTAAGCTGACTCCGTTTGAGACAGGCCGTCTGATGGGCCTTACCGATGACGAGGTTCAAAGGATGAAGGATACCGGACTGTCGGATGCCGCTCTATATAGATTGCACGGCAATTCTATTGTCGTGGATGTGTTATATTATATATTCAAGGCTTTGTTATTCCCGGATGGATTGGCGGAGAGCGAGGCAAAACAGTTGAATTTTGAATTTTAAGCGTTATGAAAGATTTGTTGGTAATTATATGTTGCAATTATTTTACGATGCCTTCCAAGTACTGGAATTTGCAGCAGCGTGAGAAGGACTGGCGTGCTTTGATTGACGATTGTCTTGTAGAGAAGAAACCGATGTTCGTAATGCCGACCCCAAATGCTTATTTCATTAAGGAGAAATTTATCGGCTCGCATTTGGACGACGGCGGATTCATTAAAAAGAGCGACTTCAATAAAGTCTATCAGGCTGATTTAGGGGGCAAAAAGATATATTATACTCTTATAGATGCGATTGTGTTATGAATAAAACTTCAACATTGACCGTTGTCGGCTCGTCAAGCGCCGGCAATGGATATATCATCGACAGTGGTGGCGAGCAGCTTATCCTTGAGTGTGGGTTGCCTATCGCCTCCTATCAGCGCATGTCGGGTTGGATCCTTGACAACGCCGTAGGATGTCTCTGTTCCCA